TCGCTCTGCCTCAGTAGGCACTACCGTAGTCACCACTGTGTTAGGCACAGGATATAATGACTTTGAAGTTATTGTGTTATTGTATACTATAGTCCCTAATCTGTATAAGTCAGCAGGTGCAGCCCAATGAGTTCCGCCGTATACTAAAGCGGCATTTTTTTCAAAGATGTTTATTTTTTCGTTTAGAACATTGAGCATGTCAGAAAACTCTGTGTCATTGCCCGGCATTCTACCGAATTGGTTGATGTCGTAAAAATATTGTTCAAATATATCTAATTGCGCTTGGTTTGCAAATAGATTAAATTCTTGTGGGGTAAGATACCCTCTTTGTTCTTTGTTGAGTATTGCCAACACTCTTTGATAAACAGTATCTACGCTTACAGCCATAATTTGTTTTTTATTTTATATAGTTATAGGCCACCTTTCAGCAGCCTATTACTATAAAGGTGACTAGTTTAGTCTTTTTTCTATTGCCTTGTATATTTCCATACCTTCGTCTGTTCTAAAGAATGCAGACAAAGCAAAGTAAGGATGCTCATCAAATGGCACTGTCATTACTTTTCTACCGGTATTTCCGTATGTAAAGGTTCTTTGATCTTGTGATAAATTTAATATACCCATTTCAACAGCTTTTGCTCCGAAACTTCTTAATTGCGTATTTTCATCCGTAGCTAATTGTATAAATAGGTTTGGATTCTTTTTAGCAAAAATTAATACATCTCTTTTAATTTCAGAAGATGATAGTTCTGTTACAGATGCGCCCATTTCAACGCGTAAGATAGCCTCTGCTTCATCAACAGTTAAACTCTTAGCTAGATTCAGTGCTTGTAATTCAAACTCAATCCAGTCAACCTCATTGCTTGCTTGTTGTGCTGGTTTGTATTCTTCGTATATACCGTCTTTAACAGCGGGGTGATACAAAGATAATAGCTTTTGTAATACTACATTTTCTTTTGGAACATTAAGTTTACCGTCTCTAAACACAATACGTCCCATAACTATCTGCCCTTGCTGCTCATCAACAAAACAAGATCTTTGATTTGTGGCGTATCTTAGTTCTCTCTGGTAACCTAATTCTTCGTCAAAATGTAATAAACTTTTTTTCCTACCATGTGATGTAGGTAATGTAAAAACCAGTGGCTTTGTTCTTGTTAGCTCATATAGCCTATCCTTAATAATCCACTCGTCTTTTGGTTTTTTTATTTCAGCAATTGGTTTAACAACTTGCTTTACTTCTTCCTGAGGAGCAACCTCAACTTTTTTTGCTTCAGCTTTTTTAGCCATAATATAATATAATATAAATGTTAGTAATGTACGACGATAGCCTGTTACTATTTAATATAACTACCTACTGTCGCTAATAGTAGTAATAACTACCCCCGTAGATTCAACGAGGGTAATCATTACAATAAACTTACTACTATGTATTTTTTAGTAATACAAAGTTGTTAGCTGCTTGAGTACACATAGTTCTTTCCGATAGGAAGTGAACATTCATTGCATCCTCGTCACTTGTGTAGTTTCCACCAACTGAACCAGTTACCCAAGATTTCAAACGTCTGTCATCAGCTTCTGAAGCTCTATAACGGATGTGTAAGAAAGGTCGTGAGATGTTCTGTCCTAATTGCTGATCATATACAGTAGACGTTCCTGCTGGAACTATTACTCCTGATATGTCTGAAATAAGTCCACGAGTTGTAGAATCATTTAAGTATTTCCAGTCTGTCTTGTAGAAATCGTAAGATCCTCTACGGAATCCTGAAAATCCTAAGTTCAACGCCATTTCTTCAGAGTTTTCGAATACACCGTAAGATGTACCACCTGCTCCGTAAGAATTTTGCGCAGCCAACATATTGTCAATGCTTAAAGAAGTGCCACGATCTAAGAACATCATGTTCTCTTCAATCGCTCCTTGCTTATCAAGCTCTGCTAATATAGTGTCAAATTGCGCAAGACCTCCTGCGATGTCAAAGTCTGGATCGTTAAATACTAGTCCTCTAGTTTCTAATGAATCAAACAAACCTTGCATACCTGAGATAGTAGCCCCTGCTGCGTCAGTAAATGCACTTTGAGCATCTTTGGCTTCAACCATAGACATCTCTAAGTAATCTTCAAAACGAATTCTAGACTCATGCTCAGACTTTAGGTACCATAGGTATCCTCCAGTTCCGATCTCAGTAGTAACTTCAACCCATCCAATTTGAGCAACGTCTGATCCGTTAACGGCATACTTGTCTCTTAAGATGATTGGCTTGTTACTGAAAGTTGTAAAAGAAGCGTCAACTGAATTACCAGCTAAGCTAGATCCTTTACCATATTCAGATCCATATACGAATAAGCTAAGTGGCGCTCCTGCTACTGCACCCGCTAAGGCTGCTGGCAGTTGACCATTGGCAGTATCATATACTTCAATGTTATACGTTTGTAATCCACCTGCTAAAGCCCCTACAGACTTTATGAAAGCTTTTACTGTTTCATTACCTAAAGCTATTACTACTGTCATACCAGGTCCTAGTAATGGCACTTTGCCATCCGCTCCAGGAGAAGGTAATATAATAGTTTTAGCTGCTGCTGCACCAGAAGTAACAGTATCATAAGCAATGTGTAATCTTCCTTGTTCTGACCAAACTACTTGATCTGACGCCATTGGCATCTCAGCTCCGACCATACGTAAAAATCCAGTGATTGTTCTGTTTCCATAACGCTCGATTTCTTTTTCGTATACCTCAGGTAAAAATTGTTGTGCCCAGTCCATATCCGCAAGAGCTAAATAGTTGTCTCCGAATAATCCTTTTACTGGACGCGGTGTTAAATGCGCTAAATTGGCTAATGTAGCCGGCGCGGTTGCAAATCCTGTTGCCATAATTTTTCTTATTTAATGTGTTTAAATTTTTTAATTCTCAGTTTTGAATCACTTCCCCCGGAATCAACAGATCTAACTGTCCAACCATTCGGTGCTTTAACATCCTCGTGAACGCCTCTCGCGCCCATTTGTACGTTTTTCGAATTAGTTATACTCGTTTTCATTGCATCGGCTTTGCCTTGCTCATAAAAATGATTTGCAATTGAATCTGCATTCATAGCTGTAAATAATCCCTTATGGTAACCCGCAGCATCTGACATTGCATTATCTTTGTCCAAGAACTTCTTGACGAAATTGTTAATGTCACTTTGGGTTTCCTTAATAGAAGGTGCGTCTTTAACTTTAAAACGGAATTTTTTGTCTCCAACCTGATAATCAAAACCTTTGAAATCTTGGTTAAAAACGTTTTCTGTTTTGTTTAAAAACACTTCTGATTGCTTTTTAGCTAATTGAGTTGCTGTTTCGTTTTCTTTTGTATAGCGATTGAAAAACTCTACCGCTTTCTTTTGTTCAGGTGCTAATCTAGCTCCTCCACGAATTTCTTCGTAGTACTTATCTTTCATTCCCGTTAAATGAGCTTTAGCTTTTGCTAATTCTTCTCTTCGGGCTAATTTTTTTCTTTTAACATCTCGCTCTTCGTCAAATTCTTCGTCATAAAGAAAATTGTCTTCCATTAGGAAATCAATATCTTCTTTTTCTAAATGAGGCTTAGTGTTTGCATAGTATTCTTTTAGCAATTGGTCCTCGTTTAAATCTTCGTAGTTTTGATTAAGCCTAACGTAATCTTCCAGTGAGCCACTGGTTTCATTCATAAAGTCTACCACCTTCTGAATATTCTCAGGTAATTCAACGCCTGCGTTTGCTTCTACTATAGCTTGCTCAACTTGTTCGGTTAGCTCTTCTACCTGTTCCACTACCTCTTCTTCTGATACCTCTTCTAAAACGGTCTCCTCGATAGCTGCTTCCAATGCAGGTTCTGCTGGTGCCTTTGCAATTGGCTGTTCTTCAACTGGTTGCTCAATAGGTGTTTCTGCTAAGGGTTCAGCGAATTTACCCATATCTAGTTTAATTGTTCCGTCGTCGCCCATTGATGTCGGGCTTGTATCATCAACCGTAACTTCCGCTACTGGCTGTTCTACAATTTCTTGATTTTCTTCCATGATAAAATATTATATAATTATTGTTACTATTATTATTACTTAGGATCGAACGCACCTAAGCCAAATCCTCCGCCCATTACGTCATTTCCTGAAGACTCAAAGTTTTTGGCTGGAGAATCGTTCTTTCGCTGCTCAATCATTTGACTTTGCTGAGTCCCTTGTATTCGCGTTCTTTGATCTTTGCGATCTTCCATTTCCGTCTCCTTGGCTTTGTTTTTTTCTACCTCAAGACCCTTGAGCTGCATGTTGTACTGGAACTCTAATTCCATTAATTCTTTCTTAGCTTTTACTTCAGCGGACATTTCTTGCTGCTTTAAAGTACCTTTAAGTTGTTCTAGTTGCGATTTAGTTTGAAATAGAGCTTGGTCTTTTTGTATTTCTGCTTGAGCAGCAACTTGTTGTGCCTGAGCATTAGCATCAGCTTGAGCTTGTATGTTGGCTTGTTGTTCTTCCTGTAGCCTAGCTTGTCTTTGCTTTTGCTTAACCTTCAATAATTGGTTAGCTAGCTTTATATTTCTTACCTCTCGTATATCTATCGCATCAGACAAATCTATAGAGCCTTGTTGCAAAGCGATTTGAACATTGTTTTCGAGCATTTGAGATTCTTCTTCGTCAGGCATTAGTTCCAGGGATATTCCGAAGTCGTGCATGTATAAATTTGACATTTCCTCCAGTATGCCTACATTAAATCTACCTATTTTAGTTATAAATGCTTCTTTAGCTGGATGGTACTCTATTATATCCGATATTCTAAGTGACAAACATTCGCAAAGCTCTCTTGTTAAATACAAACCAGAATCCAATATATGCCTTGTTGCGGTGTTTGAATTTGCTGCCGCTAATTTTTGTACACCTACTAATGCTCTAGAATCAGGTGTAGAGCCATCTCTTGCTTCGTTTAATCCGGTTACATCTCTTATCATTTGCAGATAATAGTTGTACGTAGATATTAATGTTTGTAGCTTTTGGCCACCACTACCCGTAGGTACTTCTTGTATAGGTACTTTACCAGGGTTCATGTCCCCTTCTTGCGTAAATGATCTACCTATTATAGAACCCGTTTGAAAAAACATATTCAATGCTTCCTGCGGATTGTAATTTGTACCGTTGCCTAAATCAACCTCGTTGATTCCATCAGCGTCAAGATAAACACCATCAGGTATCATTCTTTGTAGTACTTGTTGTAATTTTAAGTGAGTTAGTTGCACCATGTCAGCAAATCCCGTGCACTTGCTTACTAATGATTCTATTCTACCCTTGTACATTCTAGGGGCAGTAATAGCGTAATTCATTTTAACCTTAGTTACATCACTTTTGGGGCGCATCATGTTTTTTGCCATTTCCCACTTAAGCATAATATCAGTACCAACAATCATTACCCCTTCGTAAAGTACTTCAAGTGATCTTGACATTTTGCCAAATTGTTCCTCAAGCATCTCTACTGGTGGATCAAACTGATCGTCTCTTACTATTATCTTAGTTGCTCCTGTAGAAGTTTCTTTAACTTTGTATACCTCATTCATGTAAGTTTTATAATTAAAGTATAAAACCTGTATGACGTTTGAATCTCTATTGTTGTTATATTCGTTACTTACGTTAGTATCAAAGACCCCGTAATTTTGTGTTCCTTGTTGCTGGATTCTTTCTAATTGATCCTGCGTTAAACTTGGGAATTGCTTTTTAAGCTCGTTTATAGGTACAAATTTTACTTCGCCAGCATAATATATGTCTTGAAAATAAGGATCTTCAGTATAAGAGTATACTAAATAAGCTGGGTCAACGTAATCAATAGTTACTCCTTCTGATTCTGAAAAGTTATTTTTAACAGCCCCGATACCTAAAGTCGCAAGATCTAAGTAAGTTCTTCTTTTTGTTAAATCATATCTGTTCTCATCAAGTAATGTATTAAGAGCAGTTTCCTCCGCTATTTCAATACCTTGCTTGTAAGTAAGTTGCATGTGTATGTCAAGCTCCTCTTGTGAATCGGGTAATGTTTCCGGGGGGTTTTCAAAAAGATTAATACCAAAGTTTTCTTGCGCAAAATTGTTAAGCTCTTCCGTTTGCTTATCTCTTATTACGGATTCCATATAAGCAGATCGCTTGCTTACCCCGTATGGGTCTTGTGAATATGTACTAATATCAAAAGATCTATCTGCGATCCCGTTTACAACTATATCAACAAACTTTGATAATATAGGCACAGGCTTCCAATCTAAATTCAAGTAAGATAAATCTCCATTAATAGAAAGTTCGTCTTTATACTTCTGCACAGGTTGTTCACCTCTTGCATATAATCTTAAGTTATGAAAAGTATTTTGATTGCTTCTATAGCGAGTAGCCCCTGTATTACTGGAAAACCATTCGTTTTGAATCGCTCTACCAACCTGTAATCCGTAACTCTCAGAAACTTTTTCTTGATCACTTACTACCTGGCTAGGGAAAAAACTATTTATTGCATTTATCGCCATATTATCTTTTTATTATTTTTGATGCGTTACCTTCGTGGGTATATTTCGCAAATCTTAAATTAACAACTTGCCTCTGCCTAATATTACTAGGCCTATATAGATCTTTGTTACAAGCCATTATGGCAAGCCCAGAGCTAATAGCTGCATCAAACTTCGTCCTATTATTTATATCAAATTTAGACCAGTCGTTTAATGTCTCATTAAAATACATTGTCCCGTACTCTCCTTCGTCATTAAGCCCTACGTGTCTGTCTATATACATTTCAATAGCAGCAGCGTGCG